GCAGAGGAGATGCACTGCCACAAGTTTCCCCTTTCGGGGGAGCTGTGAAGCCTCCTCTTGGTGACCTTTAAGTCACTATGTCCCTCAACTCAATGAGGGTACCCCGCGACGAGTTAATGCAACTGCGTCGCGCAGTGCTGTACGCACAAGATGATATGGATCTACTTCAGTTGGACACACGCGTAACTGCGTATCCAGCCTTAGTAAACACTTCATCAGTGCCGCGTATCCGTCTATACTGTCACTGCGATAGACAACTCTAGGCACCCAGCAATTCACTTCGAATTGTTGAGTGTCTCGGTTCCATCTTTCGACAGACCGATAGCCTAGAAAGGACACGCGTCCAAGCCCAGGGCTAGTCTCCGATACATAGGGTAAAGACCCCAGTATGCGCTCACATGTGCAAAACATGAGCTGAGCTGCATGCCAATAACCTTTTCGATAGAATTGGTTAGCGGTAGCAACCCACGAGATTAGTTTCGAAGCTTGTCGCTTGTTCTCAGGACGATCCTTACGAATGTAAACCGGTGTAACTGGTTCACCGTTGTAAGCGTCTACTCCACATGACTCTCGAAACCTTCCGGTAACGAAAGTCTTTGAAGTATTTACTTTGCAATTGTATTTTTGCAAGTAATCGAGAACAATAACCGCAGCCGTCTGGGGGACAATTATATCGTCCCCATAGACGTAAACACCACGACTAACATTAAATACGTTAGCGTGGCTTACAGGAAGGTTGTGAAATCTCAGAAGAGCCGCTACACAAATAGTGTAGAAATACATCGACTCAACTGGGAAACACAGAGCACTACCCATCGAGGCAAATTTACTCAATGGGTCTATAATAGACCCATCAGGTAACATAGCCCTCGTCGAACGACACGCGTCGATCGCATCCCGTAAATCGGGGTTTGAACGAAACATCTCTAAAGCAAGATCACGCGGAACGCGATCACTTGCATCAGAGAGATCTATCGTTGCAAATAGACCTGTTTTCGACGATATCATTGCAAGATTCTGATTAACTGATTGATCAGTGAAATTCACATGACCACCAGCGATTTCAGAATTTTCGATAGCATCACAAATGATGCGTCGAATAGCCTGCTGTGCATATTGCATGCAGCATGGCTCAATAGCAATGATACGTGGACTCTTTAGTGTTTTCGGAACAGTAACAACTTTAACAGGTTGTTCATGTTCTGGTTTAATGATCGTAACTTTCTCGAACTCCGGAGAATTGACAGAGCTTATAGTATAAGCGAAATCAATCAACGGAAAGAAAGGTTCGAGACGATCATGCCATCTACTCCAGGCGTATTTCTGATTTCCAGTCATACGATCCGCAGTAGTGCCAGGACCATGCCTGGGAATAACACCATCAAGACGCAAAGCGCCCATGGTATTACCCCAAAGCACAGAAGCAGTGGAAGAAAACTCTTCCACGGCATCTTTTGGCAATGAAAACAATTTAAGAGACTGCTCAATTGCGGTGAAGTTGTTGAGTGCCCGGGCAACCCTAGTAAGGGTGCACGGAAGTTCGATCTTCTTGAAAGCCAGGCAGAGTTGCCTAATGCTGTCAATAACGGTTGAACGGTCAACAACACAATCTGAATTTTCCAATCCAGGTTGTTCATCGTAAATCCTCCCTGTCTCCCTGTCAAAAATTTGACTGGTCATACCTTGCAAAAATGCAGGGATTGACCCACTTTTTCGAAAAGACTGAAAAAGTGTTGAGTCAATTACTCCAGACTGTAAAGACGTTTCAAAGTCTAAACAGAAAAGAGGGAGGGTTATCGTTAAAAACGATATCCCTTCATTTTTGACACGTGACTCCAAAGTTTTGAGGTCACGTAAATCAGAGACGTCAGCGGTGCATTTCGCGCACGCATCTATATAGATCGCGCGCATTAATTCTAGGTGATCACTTGGTGTTTCCACCTTGTTGCTTTTCATGGTCCCAACCTTTCGGAAGGTAGCCATCAAGCCACATAGTTCACCCCATCCGGTACTGGGTGTTTAGCCCAGCACCAGGTGGAAGTTGTTACATATTCATTGACACCCTACATCAACCTCACACCAAAGGAGGAGGGATATCGTAATCATTATGATTACGAGATTCATCAGGAATAGAAATTCCTGATCCCTTCCACTTAAGGATAATCTCACTAACCATCTGGATAATGAGAGGAAGCATTTGTAGTAGTGTCAGCCACCATGGAGGCTTTTGGTCGGAGTTAAGACTCTTGTCCATAAAGCTTACCCACGTTGGTTGAATCTAACCAGGTTTTGAAACCGGTTACTAGCTGGTCTACAGTTGTTGATGAAAAGGCCACTTCTGGTCTATCAATAACAACGTAGAAGCTAAGCGTCTCATAATCGTTCTCACTAGTGAGAGGATCAGCGACGATAGCTCTTTGATCGATGCGCGCCATAGATCGAATACGTTTATTCGATTTTTGATGCGATAACGTTAACTTGAACGTCTCATCGGACATTTGATAGATGGCTGATAGGCCATCCGTCTTAACCCGAGGCATCGACTTAGCAACAGCATTAACTGTAACAACTTGTGGATCGGCAAACATAAGTGGTTGATCTCCGTTGAATTTTAGATGGAGGTTAACCCAGCAGCATATCGACGGTTTCCAAATCGTTAATATGTATTCTAACTGCTGGACGATTATCTTAGGTCGTTCGGGTTATCCCTAGCGAAACTAAGATACCTAGTTGTCTTGCGGATAAACTTTCCCAAGACAGACCGAGACCGTAGGGACTACTTGCACCCATACGTTGTTTGGACTCGAGAACTCGATGCCATTCTAACGTTTTTGAGGTACCATCGTAAAATCTTACGAATTGCCTAAGGACAACTGTCCTAAGCTGATGCCTCATTAGGTACATGTATCTGGCTGCCATGCTGTCAAGTCCCCAATCGTTGGCCCGTTGAACAACGGAACCAGCATTGGTAAACCAATCAGCAAGCCAGGTCCAAGGAGTCGCTTGATAGATGTGCTGAGGACTGACTCGGAGACCATAAATCATTAAATCACGATTTATGGAATTCCAGGTTGAGTTAAAATCACTCATCCCAGTGTCAAACTCAGGTCTGTAGTATTTGAAACTACCTTCGCACCATATTACAGACGAAGTCTGTAATACAATTTGATAGTAGTGTCCGCCTCCGGTACTCAGAATCCATGGAATATTTGGAGAAACACGAAATGCTCCTCCTCCATTGACACGAGAATCGAAGACGATTTCTTCAGACTGCACATCCTTCATAGCTCTCTTTCTCTTAATCCACTTATTATTGTCACGAGCTATTTGCTCCTTCAATATAAGTGCACGGGAATATGTCGAATATAAATTCGACAAGTCCTTGATGAAGGGAATCCAGCCAAACTGGTGATTTAGAAAGTTATCAGCAACCCGTCTGGGTTGCATAATTCTGGAAGCCGACATGCTACCTCTCATTGTTCTCCACGTATCGCGGAAAACACGAGAGCTAGTTTGTAGCATGCGAGGCACGTCCTTCGCTTCTGCGATAGCGACGTAAATACCAGCACTTTCTAATCTAGGTCTAAGACGATCATAGACCTGAGAGCTATATGAGTCTAACGGAGGAAATAGGTTCGTGTTGTCCTGATTGAAACCATAATTCAGATAATCTGAATTTGGAATACTGTCAAAGACCCACGGATCACCAAATCCACCTTGGTATTCTACTATACCGGTGCCATATTTATAGCCCCGGTACGTACCAATACCAACAAGCCCATTTTGGGGCAATTGCGCTTTTACACTCACGAAATCACCACCAGAACGATACGGAGGTCCAGGATTTATTTGATCCCAGGTCCGTTCGATACTAGTGGCGGCAGGACTTACTATGAGGAATAAATCCCCAAGTAAACTGCGAGCGCCAGTTGTACCATTAATTTGGTAAAACGAACCAGCTTTTGTCGGTTGACCCGACGAAGATGGGGCGATCCTTTCGCGAAAGCGTCCAATTGTTGGACTCATAGAAACATCCTCCTTACGGTTTTCGAAAGAGATCATCGCTGACCTCTCAG